ATGACCTTTGATGCCACCGATACGGACATAGAGTACTTTACAGCAGAGGCATCTTTCAAGTATACTATTTACAGTATAACCGATTTAGAAAATAATCCTTTATGAGTATTGATCTTGATAAACTTCAAGAGATGTGGGAAAAAGACGCAAAGATCGACAGAGATAATCTACACGAAGAATCATTAAACGTCCCCTCTCTTCATGCGAAGTATTTTGAATTATATAATACTATCTTCTTACTAAGGAAGAAAGCAGAACAACAAAGAAAGAACATCCGTCATGAACGGTATGAGTATTTTAGTGGGAAAGCAGATCCAGAAGTATATGTAGAGAATCCATTTCCAAAGAAGATAAGAGATAAAGATACTATGCAAAAGTATCTCGATGCAGATGAGAAACTTTCTAATACTTCATTAAAGATTGATTATTATGACACAATGTTAGTATACTTGGAAAGTATTCTTAAGGTGATACAAAATAGAACTTATCAAATTAAGAATGCAATTGAGTTTATGAGATTTAATTCGGGATTGGGATGATGAGTGTTATACCTTTATTCCCCACTCTACTTCATATGGTAGACGTTAATAATTTTGATCTTATTCAAAAAGAACTAATAGATTTCTGTTACGATCAAAAGAAACTTTATCCTGAGAGTCAGCACAGGTCTAATAAAGGTAATTCTTGGCACTCAAAAACTCATTATATGAAGACGAAAAATATTTTATCTCAAACATTATCTTCAACTTTATTTGATTACTTTGAAAATAGGGGTGTTTTTAAAAAAGGAATAAATTTTTCATTTCATAATGCATGGATCAATATCAATTCTACAGGTGGATATAATGATACCCACAATCATCCAGGATCTTTACTTTCTGGTGTACTGTGGGTTAAATGTTCTAAAAATTGTGGGAATATTTTCTTTGACAATCCTACCATTTTTATGGAGTCTAAGATTACTGATGAAATGACTCAAGAAGCCATAGATAGTCTTCATACATTTAATTCATATTATAGAATACCAGAAGAAGGAGTGGTGCTTCTCTTTCCAAGTCATTTGCTGCATAGGGTAGAATTAAATGAAAGTAATGAAGATCGAATATCTATCTCTTTCAATTTAAGTTTCGATTGACACCTTATTGTTAATATATTAAACTACCCTAGTTAGTATTCAAATAGTAACATTCTTGTTAGTGTTCATGTCTTAATACTCGCTATTTGTCAAGTATAGTTAGTATTCAAACAGTAACACTCTAGTTAGTGTTCATGCCTTAATACTCAAATACTTGACAAAATTAATTTTCTCTTTTATAATCGACGTATAACAAATTGTATTGGTATTCAAGACAATAAAACTCTAGTTAGTTTTCATTAGTTCATTACTTGTGTTTGTTATTCATTGTTAGTATTCACGTTGTAAAACTCTTGTTAGTTTTCAATACATAATACTCAACTTAATTTTAAATTTAACTAATTAAAAAAACATGTTAAAAAATCTTTTTATTGCTGATGTGGGCCAAGGTAAAGTCCATATCTATGACAGTGGAACAAATAAATTCTACCCCAAGTTACCAGAAGAAAACCTTATTAATCTTAATATTGAAGGATTAAAAGAAGGAGATACTTTAGTTGTTGAGGATGCTCATTTAAGAGAATCGCATAGATATACTCTTGCTCAACCATTTAACTTTAGTCAGTTAAATCAACTAAAAGAAAACGCTGATGAAAAAGGAATTATCTTACGTCTTTTTCCTCAAAAATCTACACCCAAAACTCGTAAACTTGCTGGATTGAGTGAAAATGACAAAACAGATGAAGCAGATACAAAAGCAATTGCTAATTTCTTATTAAAAGATCGTAGTGCTTTTTATGCTCTTAAAGAATTTGTTCCCACACGGTTAACAGATTATCAAGACAAAAACAATAGTATTTTTACTTACATTCAAGAATGTAATGAAGATATAAATCCTGCTAAAACATCAGGATATGGATTCGATGAGAAAAAATATCCAGATTATAAAGATAATGTATCAGAATGGATTAAAAAGTATCGTTTAAAAATAACTGAATATCTTAATGGTGATATGGAGTTAATTGAAGCTATTGGATTAAAATTTGATAAGAAAGGTACTCTTAAAGTAGCAGTTCCAAATCGTATCTACACTTTAGTTCATTCTCTTATTAGACCTAATGTTGATGAACTTCGTGTTCGTCATGACAACGGATTAGTTCCTCATTGGAAGTATATTAAAGCACATTATTTGGGATGTAAACCATTCCATATGAAACAAGGTGTTGCTGCATCTAATTATAAGCACTGGATGCGAAGAGCCGTTTCTGATTATGCACATCCTGATAAGTTAAGAGATAAGGGTGATTCCCAGAAGATTAGTAGTAACGCTAATGATTTTCAAGTTGGAATGAGTTATGAAGAATTGGTTAAACTTAAACAAGCAAGAACTAAAGTTGATAAAATGACCCAGACTATATGGTATGCTTTTCGTAAGATGATCGTAGAAGATGGTCTTCGTTAGTATTCATTTAGTAACATTCTTGTTAGTGTTCATGCCTTAATACTCAACTATCTTCAAATTTTTAGTTAGTATTCAAAGTGAAATACTCTAGTTAGTATTCATGTCATAATACTCAAAAATTTAGTTAGTATTCAAATCGCAAAACTTTTATTAGTTTTCATGCCGCAATACTTAAAAGATCCTTCGGGGTCTTTTTTAATGGGAACTTGACAAGGTGATCTAAATACCCATAGATGCATGGGTAAAGGTGATTGACACTACGGCCAATGTTGTCATATCTAAGGCCAACGAAGTATTTTTAAAAATAGATTCAGAACCTCATATTGAGTATGAATTAAGAGACCACTTTACCTTTGAGGTAGAGGGTGCAAAGTTCATGCCTCAATATAGAAATAGGAATTGGAATGGTGAGATACATCTTTTTGATATGAGATCTAAAAGGATCTATGTAGGTCTTCTATCAAAGATTATAGATTTTTGTGCAAAGCATGATTATAGTTTTAAATTTAAAGATAATGAATATTATGGTATTCCTTTTGAGGTAAATGAAGGAATATCATATGCAGGTGTTAAAGATTATATGCATTCTATTTGTTCTCATCCTCCACGTAAATATCAAGTAGAGGGAGTATACGATGCATTAAGACATAACCGAAAGCTATTGATATCACCCACTGCCTCAGGCAAATCCTTGATGATTTATTCTCTCGTAAGATATTACGTAGATAAAGGGAAAAAAATTCTCTTAGTTGTTCCAACGACATCCCTTGTAGAGCAGATGTATAAGGACTTTTTGGATTATGGTTGGGATGCTGAGTCATATTGTCATCGTATATATTCGGGCAAAGAAAAAACTAATGAAGATCCTGTGACGATTACTACATGGCAATCGGTTTTTAGAATGGAAAAATCATTCTTTAAAGATTATGATGTAATCATTGGAGATGAAGCTCACTTATTTAAGAGCAAGTCCTTAGTATCTATAATGACAAAACTAGAACATGCTAAGTATAGATTTGGTTTTACGGGTACATTAGACGGCACACAAACGCATAAATGGGTCTTAGAAGGATTATTTGGACCATCATACAAAGTGACTAAGACAGATGAACTAATGAAACAAGGTCATTTATCTAAATTAGATATTCAGTGCTTGGTTCTTAAACATTCTCCTCAAAAGTTTGACACATATAATGATGAAATAGAATATTTAATATCGCATGAGCAAAGGAATTCTTTTATTAAAAATCTTACATTAGATCTTAAAGGTAATACTTTAATACTTTATAGTAGGGTAGAAGCACATGGTAAAGTACTTTATGATTTAATAAATAAAAATAAGCAAGATGATAGAAAATTATTCTTTGTTCATGGTGGTGTCGATGCTGAAGAAAGAGAACAAGTAAGGGAAATTACTGAAACTGAAAACAACGCCATTATTGTTGCCTCCTATGGTACATTCTCAACTGGTATCAATATTAAGAACCTCCATAATGTTATCTTTGCTTCTCCAAGTAAATCACGCATTCGCAACCTGCAAAGTATTGGACGAGTTCTTAGAAAAGGAACAAACAAAGTAAAAGCAATCTTATATGATATTGCTGATGATTGCACTAAGAATTCTAGGAGAAACTACACCCTTAATCATTTTATTGAACGAATTAAAATCTACAACGAAGAAAATTTTAATTATGAAATAATAACTATAAAATTAAAAAAGGAATAAACTCATGGGAATAGAAGACGATTTTTATGCCACACTAAAACTTAATTCAGGTGAAGAAATATTCGCTAAAGTAGCTGCTTCTGAAGAAACAGATAGAACTATGTTAATAGTTCATCATCCTATTATCATTGGAGAAATAAAAGGAAAGCATGGAGTAGTTGGATATAAAGTAGAACCTTGGTTAAAAACAAGTAAAGAAGATATGTTTATTGTTAATTTAGATAATGTTCTTACTTTATCTGAATCACAAGATGTAGAAATGATAATGATGTATCAAAGATATCTTAGAGATTCTGAAGATGACAAAACTCCAGAAAGTAAAATTTCCAAAAGAATGGGATATGTAGCAAATGTAAAAGATGCTAAAATTATTTTAGAAAAAATATATAAAAATAATAATACTAAGAGCTCACCCGATCAACCCTGACAGAGTTAGTCTACATATGATTTGAGATCTTGTCAAGTATCAAGATAAATGTTATACTATCTACATAGTAGTGATAATAACTCATGGCAATAAGGACAGGAACTATGGCGAAAAGAAAAC